TCATAGGCACCGACTTCTCCAAGTTTGATGGCTCCACTGGGGCGATCTGCTCGGAGTTGCTGGTTGCCATTGTCGTGCTGGCCTTTATGCCATTCTACCGTGAGAGAGTGGAGAAAGACCTGCGTAGTTACCCCAAGCGACGCGGAAGACAAGGCCGCGTGAAATTCCCCTTGCTTCACATGACGGTTAGTGGATCTGCTTGGACAAGTATTCGCAACTCTCTCATTAACGCTTTCGTGGATTTCCTCGCGTTGCGCTTCCAGGGTTTCAGTGCCTCGGACGCCTACGCCCGCCTTGGGATCTACGGTGGCGATGATGGGATCCGTTGCGTTACTGATCCAGCCATGTTGAAGAAAGCGGCTGAAGCGCTTGGTCTAGAGGTTAAGGTTGAGGTGTTCAACAAGCACGCCCCAGTCAAATTCCTCGGACGCATCTATTTTGACGCCTGGACAAGGCCTGACAATATCGCCGATGTGGCTCGTCTTCTTAAGAAGTTCCACGTCAGCGTTGTTGACCCTCAGACTTTGTCGTCTGATTTACCACGGGCTAAGGCGACCATCCTGCGAAGGAAGGTCGACTCCCTTGCCGTGACAGACGTCAATACGCCGGTCATCCGTGAGATAGTTATTCACGTTATCTCTCTCACCGATGAGTTGACCCAAAAACAGAAGGACGCCACCGAGGTTCTCCGTAGGTGGAATGATGACTGTCCATTCAGTCACCCCTCTCTCCACGACCCTTTGGCCGAGGAGATCGTCGCCAAAGAGCTTGGCCTGTCAGTTGCAGAACTGACGGACCTGCGTGACTACATTCAGCAGTCACGTGAGCTTGGCGTTTGGGGTTGCCCTGATCTCGTACAGACTATGACTGCCCACTTCCCCTTGGAGGTGTCGCAGACATCTGTGCTGAACGGGCTTATCGTTCAAGCCACGAAGGCGCCCTCTGCACCACGGGAAGCACCGCCAGCCATGTTGCTTCTCGAGCTCCAAAACCCCCCCGGGGCCCCAACCGACGGTTGGGATTACCTCAACGACATGGCGCGTCTCGCTGGAATGCTCGCGGAGTCAGGTTTGCCCCTGACTCTGCAAGGTGGAGCATCAATGGCCAGCCGGGACGACTACGTCGCAAAGGAGTGGAAGTGCCTTAAGCCTCGACCCCGTTGGGTCCGCGCTACCAA